GCAGAATTGAAGAAGATGGGTTATGCAGTAGAACAATTAAATAAGGACAACGTATGAGCAAATCGAAGAAACCACGTAACAAGAAAATGTCTGCTGCAAAAAAAGAAAGACTGCAACAGGCAACCGATAACAACTACGGTGGCACTAATTTCAACCCTATAAATAGTAAAGTTAAATCAGTCAATCCAGTTGCGGGAACGAAGGTATTTCGAGGCGCATCAAGAGGAAGTTAAATAAAGTGAAAGATTTTTTTGAATTGAGAGAGAACAAGATATTCTTCGTCAAGGTAGGAAGCGGCCGCGACTCTATGACCGTTAAGACCAAGGCGAATAATAGTCGTGATGCTGTTAAGAAAATGAAGACCCAGTATCCGAATCAACCTGCCTCACTAGACCAAAACCAGAAACAGGGTCAACCTGCTGGTGCGCTTGAGTCAGTCAACGAAGCAACGTCAAAGATCAAGACAACTGCGCCAGACAAAGTTGCTTCAGGCGCAACACGGTTTGGTCTAAAGGCAAAGGCTCAAGGCGGGCAAGTTTCTATCAGCGGACCAAAGGGTAAGTTGAATGACTTCCTACGTGCTATCATAGGAAGGTCTTCTTATGGTAATGCCAGCGAACTTGATGAAGTATACCGTAAGCCAACTGCAGCAGAAATCGCGGCAGATAAGGCAAAGGAACGTAAGGCATCAGGAAGCAAAGGTCCAGATTCTTCTGCAAGATATAAGAGCATGAAGAAAAAGATGTATGGTAATGCGATGGGCGGCCTTAAGAAAGAAGAAACTGCATCGAACTTAGAAGAAGGTTTAGTGAAGGTCACTGATGTTGAATTCAATTACAGGGACCAGTTACCGAATAGCCCTAAACCATCGGACCTTGGTGCGATAAAAGATGAGTGGAAACAAGACAGAATTGCTTTGCGAGATGCTGTTAAGAAGATGGGCGGACTTGTTACAAACACAATATCGCCATCCAGAGGAAACAAGTGGGTCGGAACTGTAACAATCGGAACACGAGAAGACCCAAGCAAACTTGATGACAAATCAATTCAAAAAGCAGTTAAGAGTCATGGCATAGAAATCCACAGTAATCAGTTTAGAGAATCAACAAAAGAATATGGTAAGTCAGTAAACCGTATTCAAGCAAAGAAGACTCGTGACTCCCTAACGCCAAACGAAAAAGACAAATTGGCAAAGTTGCATGCTCTGATGAAAAAGCAGAGAAAGACTGGCAACTACAAGATGGAAGAAGCAAAACTTTCTGATATGGGGATTCACAACAAGATCGCTGACCGAAACCTACTTATCAAAGCAATCAAAACTGCCGAAAAAATGGGCGGTAATATGACAGGTGCTGTTCGCGAAATTGAGAAAATGAAGAAAGGTCTGTCTAAGCATAAGGCAGTACAAGCGGCACTTCGTCAAGCAAATGAGTCTGTTCGTTCCGCTGATAAAAAACCTCAAAACTTCCTTGACCCAGAATCAGGAAAGACGAAAGTTCGTATGGTGCCAGTTGACCGCGACATCGCTTCTCGGAAGACAAATGAATCAGTAGAACTTGACGAAGCGGCAGACTTTATGAAGATGTCTAAAGAACTCTTAAAACACAAGAGTAAAGGCATTGAATACGAGAAGGCTGCGGCATATGTTCGTGCGATCCATAATAACTCTAGTGTCAATGTCCAAGACAAGGCATTCATGGGTTTGACCAAGATGCTCAAGGACATGGAAGACTTTACGAAGAGGACTACTATCACTAAGATCCTAAAAGATAACGGGTTCAAAGTGAGAGGCGGTAAACTCATGCGTGAAGAAGTTGAACCTATTATTGAGAACTACCGAACTCTTGCAACACTCGGAATGGGCGCAGAGACAAAAAACTCAATCAACGTTGGAAGAGATGTTGATTACTACGAACCTAAGAATGGCGATAAGAGAATGGGTAGGGTCACTAAGATAACCAAAACTGGTTATGTGATCAAGGATGAAGATGACGGTAAGTCTCGCACATTCGCTTTCCACGATCGTGCCAAGGCAAAGGCGTTACTTGCAAAGCATGGCAGAGGAAAATAAAGTAATAATGAAAAAGTTCAAACAGTACGTAGACGAAGGGTGTTGTGAGTCTTGTAAGTCCCTCGACGAAGAGTTAGAACTGACCGAAGCAGAGTATCAGGGTAAGACTGTTACATTGAATAAACCTGTACGTGGTGGGTCTAAGAAGTTCTACGTGTATACAAAGAACGAGAAGGGAAATGTCGTGAAGGTCTCATTCGGCGATCCGAATATGACAATTAAGAAAGACAACCCTGCTCGCCGTAAAAGTTTTCGAGCTAGGCACAATTGCGCAGACCCTGGCCCGAAGTGGAAGGCACGATATTGGTCGTGTCGCGCATGGTAATTGATTGTTATAAATAAACATAAACCTTAAATCATAAGTCAACTAATTATATAATAATTATCATATGACTTATATTATCAATACTAATGGGCTGATCGAGACATGGCAGATAACAACACAATTTTACAAGAGCATGTGCAACGTGAAGAGCAACGCCTCGCAAGAATCGAGGACAAAATAGACAAGCTTTCCGATGCAATGATTGATCTTGCAAGAGCGGAAGAAAAGCTTATTAACATTGAGAAAGCGAACTCACAACACTTCGAACGAATGAATCGTTTCTCAACTCGAATGGACGAAATCGAGGATAACGTTCAAGAACAAGGAAAGACTGTTAAAGTAATGCAGTACATTATTACATTATCTGCGACAATCTTTGCCGGTGTAGTCATCAAAATTTTCTTTGATGCATAATTAATAACGGAGACTATGATGTCAGATATAAATAAAATTATGGAGGCGTATTTGGGAATGGTCTCCGAACGTGCAATAACAGAGGGTGTAGGAGACACAGCGGTTGCTCACCAAACACCTTATGGCACTGTCACGGCTACTAAAAGAAACACCAAGGGCATGAAGGGTAAACAAGATGGTTACTCTCTATCTCTAAAGACCAAATCTGGTAAGACCGTCGATCTAGGCAGTCACCCAAAACCAACCAAAGCAAACGTCCTATCAATCGTGAAGAACATGATGGAAGAAAATGATGAGGGCGTCCAAGAGAAGAAACTAGATCCTGTAGACGATAAAGAGAACGATAAAGAGTTCAAGAATCGTAAGGATAAGGACATCGACAACGACGGCGATGTAGATTCTTCTGACGAATACCTACACAAGAAGCGTGCTGCAACGGACGACGCTATCGACGCTAAGAAAAAAGGCAAAGTTGCTGAAGTATCTGCTGATCTTGCGAAGGCTGCTGCGAAGGCAGACAAAGTTGAGATCAATACAGATGATGATGAGATCATCAAGAAGAGACTCGACCGTAAGCGAAAGGACCCTGTCGAGTCGCTAGAACTAGATTTTTCTAAGTCGTTTGTAGAAATGTGGCAAGAAATGCAAGAAGCGATTGATCCTAAGAAAGGCGCGACTGCTTCAGAGAAGCATGATGATCACTCATCTAAGCACGACAAAGAAGTCATTGCTCAACACAAGAAGTCTGAAAAGAAGATCGAAGACAACGAAGAAGATAGCCACAATAAGGTCTTCAAAGCAGCGGGTAAGGACATGAAGCAATCTCCTGCTCGTAGTGGCGCAGACAACTTGTCAAACGGCGACAAAACTATTGTTAATCCAGTAAAGGGTAAGTGATATGATTAAAGCTCCATCATGGTGTAAAGATGCAGTCCCAAGCACAAAGGGATGGCATCACCCGCGAACTTGCGAACTACTAAAGTCACAGAGTTTCACACAAGAACAAGTAGAAGCATGGCACGGGCCAAAGAAAAAACCTGCTAAGAAGAAGCCAGAACTAAAGGTTGTAGAACCCGCGCAGGACACACCTTACATCTTCGAAGTGCGAGATCCAGAGTAATAATTAAATATTATGTTCTGACTAGTGGAACTCTTTCCACTCTTGAACGCCACTTCAAATTTCTAAAACCAAACGAGACCGTCGTCGTCATCAATACGCTCAATGAAGAGTACATTGATGAGGCTACGGTCTTTTGTGTGTCTCAAGGAATTGAACACTACGTCACCGAATCAGACGGTACACCCGCAACAGGTAAAAACTCTGTACTGAAACTTTTTCTAGAAAGTGATAACGAGTACATGGTGCACGTTGACGGTGATGATATGATCACTCCGTACGGTCGAAATCTCTATCGCACAGCGGCGCACACAGACGCACCCGATGTTATCTGCCTACATCATCAAATCGGTATACAATCATTTCGTCCAGAACTACTAGACCTGTTTAGAAAACAAGTAGACTCTAACACGGTGGCGCAACGATACATGTTCATACCACCGATGTATATACCTTCCCATCCACATTCACTTGATAGCCGGTCCCCTATAGGCCGATATATACCAAAGCTTTCTGAATCGGACGTTAAGTTTTTTCTAGAACACAACCCAGATATCGATGAAGAGACCGCATGGTCATGGGCTCATAATAAAAAAATACTTGAAGAGTTTTACATCAAATACAACGATCGACGCAACTCACTTAATCGTCTTGTGTTCTTCTCTCGAAAGGCGGCAGAACATATGTGGTACGATCCTAAGTTGATTGTGGGGGAAGATCTGATACAATACTACAAACTTAAGAAACTCGCGCACGAAGGCGTAATAGACATGCGTGCACGTAACGAGAATCCAAAGTATACGTATCTACATATTGCAGACAACTATAGCATCACGCGTACAGAAAAACCTGATTGGGGTTGGCAAGAACCTCTTATTGAAGAACTAAATAAACTCGACATGTACCCCGAAGGGTTTCTTCTACCGGAGTTTGTAGATCCACATTATGAAGTTAAACAAAAATAACCTGATTGTGTATGCAGCGAAGCATTACTACAGTCCTAAGCATATCGACGGGGAAGAGTTCTTTGACGATCTTAAACGTTTTAAATACGTAAAGCGATTGATCAACAGATACCATCAGAACGGAGAACTTGCAGAACGACTCATATTGAACCACTTGATCGTGATCTTCAACGTGTTTGGTCATGAAGCAGGTGTCGAGATGTTGGCCCTCAAGGTACCACTTGAGCAGTGGACTACACTGAAACCATTTCTTGTGTTTCTTCGTGCAATAAGTAACGATGATATTACGGGCATCAAAATGGATAAATATGTAATAAGTAAATTGAGAGAAATACGATGGGAATCCTAAAGTCCGCAGCGGATATCGTCTATACAATTCGTTTCCTAAAATTACTCGTGACCAAGTTCGAGGACACCAACGCATTCAAAGCAGGTATCATCGACGTAGACGGTAACAAGAGAAAAGATTTCTCTATGGACACGATGGACAACCGTGACGCATACCGCACACACTACACCGCATTTCATAGACTCGTGTATAATTTAAAGAGAATAATGGCGAAAGCTCCAGGCGGTCAGTCTGTCGTTGCACGTTATGGTGCGGCTCTCGCGTTAATTAAAGAACACGGCGAACTTTCTGACACGAACGTACAGAAGATCCACGAAGAAACTGGTGTTGATATCATGGACGTCCTACTGGAGAGCTCTAAGTGGTATGTTATGTCGGATGGTCAACTAGGACCAGGCGTTTATCGTATACAGAACGATACGTTGACAGATCAGGCAGAAGAAATAGTCCGAAAGGATGACAAAGTCCGAGTCGCCGAAACCAACCTATGTTATGACATTTTAGGCATTCCGGTTTACGAAGGTGTCCACATTAAAACAGGGCGCAGGATTTTGTTCTCCGCCGACGAGATTGCGAAATGAAGACATTTCAAGAATTTATGAAGCAGTTCGATGAAGAAATAACCAACAACACAAGCCAAGTTCCTGGAGCAGGTAGTGACTCGTCAACTGTTATCGTCCGTAAGAAGTACGACCGCAAAAATAAGCGTAAAGATGCCGTCAAGATTTTACGAAGAATAATGCCAAAAAATTAGTAAAATATCCCTTTACGAAACCTTCAAATTACTATATAATTCTACGTGTGATTTAAGGATTCGTCATGAAGGTAAATGACTACATCGATTTCAAAATCGTCATATTAGAGACGTCCGAAGAAGACGTTTCTCTCATCTTAAACTCTTATGATGAGAAAGATCTGATCTATGTTCCTATGGTAGGGTACATGGGCGATGATCTATCCTCAGAACGATTCTTAACCATCAGTCCCAAAGATTCTTTCCACAATCACATGTTGTGGGAGGGTCTCTTTGACTCCGAAGAACAGACAGAGTACATCGAGACTTGTTGTCGAAAGTTCTGGGAGACTGGTAAGCAGATGATCGTAGAGAACTACGATTATCAGGAAGAAGAACCTTTTTACGATTACTCGAAGTAAGTATGTCTGCTGTATTGAACAACCTGAAAGTCAACACGAAAGCACATAAAATTATTTCTGGGCTTGACAAAACGCTCTTTAGCGAATATACTATCAAGTATTGTTCAGTCAGAGAAGACACCGCATATCTGATATTGGTGTCTGAGACGATAGAAGCCACAATGGGCAGTAAGTGGTCAAGAGCGAAGTTTCAGTGTCGTGAACAAGGCATATATCTAGATGTGTCAGTTGTAACGAGCGAGCAGTACATAAAGTGGGTCCACAACTCTGTACGCAGAGACCCTGATTCACCCGAAGAATGGTTGCAAAGGTGGTATAAGGTTTTTGAGAAAGAACCTAAAGATGGTCTGTGGGCGAAAGCTGCTGATCATATATACTATCTGAAAGATATTCGTCATTACGAGGCTATCGCACCGAAGATACTTGAAAACGGTTACTTCTCTCTGGGAAGATAACCTCTACAGTTTGGAATAAAAATGAAAGTAGATGTGAAATACGATCGCGACGATCTGTTAACGGATTATGCGGTAGGTATGCTAAAAGATTTTTACATGATCGAAGGTGAAGATTCACCGCAAGATGCATACGCAAGGGCATCTGAGGCATGGTCCACGTACCAAGATGAAATGGATCCTTACTTAGCACAGAGACTCTACGAGTACGTTAGCAAAAAGTGGTTTATGTTCGCGTCTCCAGTCCTCTCGAACGCGCCTAAGGAAGGTGCGAAGACACGCGGTTTACCTATCTCCTGCTTCCTTACATACGTCCCAGACACACTAGACGGTCTGATAGAACACTCCAGCGAGTTGCGTTGGTTGTCTGTAATGGGCGGTGGTGTCGGTGGACACTGGGGAGACGTGCGTACTGTTTCGGACATCGCGCCAGGCCCGATCCCTTTCTTGCACACAGTCGATGCCGACATGATTGCATATCGACAAGGAAAGACAAGAAAGGGTTCTTACGCGGCATATCTGAATGTTCACCATCCAGACATCATGGAATTTCTAAACATTCGCATTCCTACAGGCGACGTACAACGTAAGGCGCTGAACATTCACAATGCGATCAACATCACTGATGAGTTTATGGCTGCGGTGATCAACAATACAGATTTTGACTTACGTGACTCTAAAGATGGTATTGTGAAAGATTCTGTCAATGCACGTAAGTTGTGGGAGCGAATCCTTGAGGTACGTTTCCGTACGGGTGAACCGTACTTGAATTTCATTGACACTGCGAATCGTGCGCTCCCGATGCCACTAAAGGAGAAGGGACTAAAGATTCATGGGTCAAACCTATGTAACGAGATCCACTTGCCGACAGGTCCAGACAGGACTGCGGTATGTTGTTTGTCATCACTAAACTTGGAATACTATGATGAATGGAAAGACACTAATATCGTGCGGGATCTTATTCGTATGCTGGATAACGTTCTCGAATACTTCATCAATAATGCGCCAGATAGTATTTCCCGCGCCCGTTATTCGGCGGCACGTGAGAGAAGCATTGGACTTGGAGCAATGGGTTTCCATTCACTCCTACAGAAACACTTTGTTGCTTGGGAATCTGACAAAGCCCGAGAAATAAATAAAGTCGTGTTTGAGCATATCAATCACGAAGCAAAAGAAGAATCAAGACTCCTTGCGAAAGAGCGGGGTGAATACTCAGACGGTTTAGGTTCAGGGATGCGCAATGCCCATCTATTAGCAATAGCACCTAACGCGTCGTCGGGAGTCATCTTATCCACGTCACCATCAATTGAACCATTGAAGGCATGTGCTTATACGCACAGAACTCGTGCAGGTTCGTTTTTGGTGAAGAACTCGTATCT